AAAAAATCAAAAAAATATGGGGAACTTTTTATGTTCCCCATAATTTATTGAAAGACAGTCTTTAAAGTTCATCATCAAAAGCCACGCTCTCCGGATATACGACGAAACTGATACTAATATATTCCAAAGCAGGTGTTGGCTTAATGAGAATCTTCGCCGGCAGGATGTGTTGGTCTCTTGTCTCCTCGGTACATTCAGTAACAACGCGGTAATCATAGATACCCCTATTGGCCTTTACATCCTGGAGAATTGGCTCAACTACCGAACGGAACTGCTTCTCGAGCGTAACATCATATTGCTCAAAAATAAGGTTCCTTGCCGCCTGAGAGATGAGTTTCTTAACACGAATCATAAGCCTTGATACGTTGATTCGGTTACGAGGAGTCTCCTGGTGATAGAGGGTCTTGTTACCCCATACCTTAACTCCGTCAACGGCGAAGGTCTTAATCGGGTTAATCATATTCTCATAAAGAGTATCCTCATCAAGCAGAGTTGTCTTGTAGTAAGCCCTCGTACAATCAACCTCACCACGAGTTAAACCAGCTGGCGAGAACCAAGGGAATGAAACGTTATCAGTAGCAGCCATATCCCTTACAACATCCTTTGTCGCAGGAAGGTCAACATACCTCTTGGCGTCACCGTCATAATACTTAACCCAAGGCCAGTAGGTGCAGGCATAAGGGCTGTCAAGCTCAGTATCCTCGAGGAATACAGCGACATCCTCAGGGCCATAAGAATCCTTGGTCTCAACATCAAACTGAGGTGCAGCCATAACGTAGAGAGCGTCCCCACCTCGGCCATCCTCGGTATCCTCAATCACGTCAAGGGCATCTTCACTAAGAAGGCTCTGGTCATACCAGTTGATACCTGGGGTTGCGAAGAGATTGATGTCGACATCCTCAGGGTTTGCAAACTGCATATATCCAGCAAGATATGCATAATAGTCAGTGGTGATTGCAAAGTTAGGAAGCTTGAGACTAATCTGTGGGTCAAGGGAAAGTTCGTAGTCCTTGCTGATAGGACGGAAAACCTCGGTCTCTGCATAGCCATCGCCATCAGTACGAAGGGTATACTTGTTACCTCTGTACTCATTAGTATTGGTCCTGTGGTCGCGGTTTATATCCCAACCATCAAATCCACCATATGGATAAACGGTGAACTTACGCAGATTGATATCCTTGTACATACACTCCTCAAGATAAGCCGTAGGGAGAATACGTGGAATGCGGTCGTACCTTACAGTCTGTACAGCATCTACAGATGTGAAAGTAAAGCCCGGCTGTCCATCAACCAATACGGTTGCTCCAGTTTCCTGGCTAAAGATTGCATCAAGGTGGAATCCGTTAGTAATCTTTCCAGGGTCAGCATCTCCGTTTGCGTCATTGTAAGCAAGAGCACCCTTGTAGTTAAGGACATCATAATCCAGGACCTCGTTATTCAAACCGAAATACTGCCTCTTAGGCTTGATAGTATTGTCATACAAAGTATTATATGACATGGAGAGACCAGTGGCGGTTCCATACTTAGGAATAGGATAGCCAAGGAATCCGCAAGGTACACAGTCATCAACACCTTCTTCATTACTGAGTTCAACGGCAATATATTTTGACTTGTTAGGATAAGAACCATCAATGGTACCTATCTTAAGTCCGATAAAGCTAGCATCACCCTCAACCATTGAACAGTTATTGAATCTCTCAAGGACAATCTGGGAGTTGTCGGTATCATAGAAGTCACGTACAACAACGTCAAACAAGCCCTCCTTCGGACGAATCTTCTGAATTGAAATCTTAACCTGGTAGTTAGCTGCATTACCATCACTGATTGTATAGAACTTGAACAGTTTCTTAACATTCAGGGCTTCGGTACTGGCGGCTTTAACCTCAGAGACAATCCAAGGGGTAACTGCACAACGATATGTAGAAATGTAGTTCCAAAACTCCTCACCTTCATGCGGGTTAATGGAATACTTCAGTGTCTCAGGGGCATTATCATACAATTCCCTGTAAAGCGCCATATCATAAACAGCCTCAATGTATACCGGTGCTGAGCCCATGAGAGGGTCCTCAGGGAAAATCTTGTATATATAATCATAATCCGAAGGGTTCATAGACACATTGTAGACAACAGAACCCGATTTCGTTGTGACTGTAAGGGCGAATTTGCCCAGGTCTACGGAAATATTGTTACCATTTTTTTCGGATTTAGCCTCAGCCGGTACGGTATAGCCCGAAGGTTCAACTGCACAATTTGCACCATAGGTATTGGCGTTATAATCGCTAAGGGTAATATTGGTTACAATATCCGTTGGCTCTTCGCTTACATCCTCGC